ATGCCAAAAAGAAAAGGATTCCTGTATGAATGGATGTGTGACAAAGAACACATCCGCGAAGCCATTGTGTTTGGCGCGAAAGACAAACACGATCGGCGCGACGTAAGGAGGGTGCTGGCCGACGTGGACGGCTACACGGACCGCGTCTATGATCTTCTGCAGACGCAGACTTTCGCCCCAGCCCAGCCGAAGAAGCGCAAGATCTTCGACAACAGCAGCCGAAAGTGGAGAGAGATCGAATACGTTCCGTTCTTCCCCGACGGCATCGTCCACACGTTGATGGTCTTGGCGGCGGCGCCGGTCTTCCTGCGCGGGATGAATTACTGGTGCTGCGCATCAGTACCGGGGCGCGGCGGAAAGCACGCGCTTCGGCGCTGCAAGCGTGTCATTCACCACGGCAAAAAAGGAAGCCGGTACGTCTGCAAAATGGACGTTCACCACTTCTACCATTCTGTCGACCGCCGCAAGCTGATCTGGATGCTGGCGCACAAGATCAAGGACAAGAAGTATCTAAAGCTGACGTGGGAGATCCTGCAAACCTGCGAACAGGGGCTGGCCATTGG